GGTTGAACGCTGACGGGGTGGCGGTGGAAGTGTCAGCAATTCAATCGTTCTTCAATCGCGTTGCTGACTGGGGATTGTCTCGCGTAATGGCGGAGCTGCAAAACGACCCCGACGAAGAAGAATCTGAACAGACGTTGCAACTAACCGCCGGCAAAGTTGCCAGTCGGATTAGCGGACTATCGCAAAACGAATTGCCACGGGTCGACGAATGCAAGATCACCGTTGGGCTGGACGTTGGTAATCTTTGGTCCAACTGGGTCAAGGTTGCATGGTTCGGCAATGCCACGGGCGTGATACTGGATTACGGTATCTTGGAAAACCAAGGGGCAAAAACAAATATGGACCAATCGGCATTAACCGCGTCGTTAATTCCGTCACTAATGCAATGGCGAACAGATATCCTATCGGAGAATCCGCCTGACTTTTGTTTGATTGATTCAGGATCAGGAACACACGTTGAAGCCGTTTACGAATTCGTGCGGCAGGCAGGCGGCACACCGTTCGCACCGTCCAAAGGCTGGGCGTCCGGCAGGTTCCATATCGGCAAGGACACACCGACACGGCGGTGTTTTTACGAGTGTGCAGCGGAACACCAGAAACCGAACCGCCTTTGGTTGTATCACGTGAACACAGAGTTTTGGAAACAGTGGTTACAGGAACGGTTTGTCGCACCGACGTTCGACGAATCGCAGCAATTCAATGACGGGTCATTGTCGCTGTTCGCGGCACCAAACGACCCAAAGCGTCACCTGTCATTTTCGCACCACATCACAGCCGAAGAGAAACAAGAACTATTTGTTCCGGGGAAAGGGATGCAAACCAAATGGGTTTGTAAAAACAAAAACAATCACTACCTGGATGCGTTGGCGTTGGCGTGTGCCGCTGCCGGCGTGATTGGTATCCGGCTGATTAAGCGTGAGAGTCTCACGGAACGGCCAGCGATACCAGCGAAGCCGTTAACGCAACAGCAACAGGCACAACAGAATCAATCACCACAGAATAAGTTTAGAACCCGCCAAGGTGGCTGGGTGAAAGGGTTAGGCAAAAATGGAAGGCGATGAAATGGAAGTAACAAAGAAACCGAATCGAACTATCAGACGACCCAAACTGGAAGACCCGAAACCGCGTAGGTTCGTTCCGAAACCATGTTCTGCATGTGCGGCTATCCGCCCGGAAGGCAAAAGCTACTCATCGGTGACCGGGACAATCAACGGCAAGGATGATATTTTGAGATACTGCCGTTGTGGTTTTTGCGGTCATCAATGGACCGAACATGAGAAGCGTCCAGCGGTTTCATAGGTAGCCAATAATTCCACAGTGATAGAATGATACCCGCTAATTTGGGGGGTGTTAGTTGTAGCATGGTGGTATGGCCCTTGCTCTAACCACAATGCTGACGCAGATTGAAACGGCAATCACTGCCCTACATACTGGGCAGCATTCGTCCTATTCAATCAATTCTCGCAGCGTCACCCGGCTGGACCTGAACACGCTGTACGAAGAGCGGCGGTTGCTGATTGCCGAGATCGCCAGGGACGCCGCCGGTGGTACTAGCGGCGGGCCAATTGTTATGCGGGCTAAGTTCTTGAGGACTAGCCAATGATTAAAACCGCTATTGATTGGGCTGTCTCGGTTGTCTCGCCTTCGGCAGCTGTTCGTCGCGCGCACGCTCGCAAGATTGAGCGTAGCTATCTGGGTGCTGAGTCTAACCGGCTCAACTCACAACAACGACCAAAGAACCGTGCCGCCGATTCCGAACTGTTGGGACCGTTCGGGGCTGATGCGTTACGGGCATGGGCCAGAATGTTGGTGCGGGATAATGAATATGCGTGGTCAGCCTTAGAGGCTATCGTTAGCGAAACACTGGGGACAGGAATCGGCGTGCAGTCGATGCTGGAAACTGAACACGGCGAAGACGAAGAAGACACCAACGAAAACCGTGACAAGACGTGGCGGGAATGGTGCGAAGTCTGCGACATCAACGGCGAACTGACCTTTGACGAAATGCAGGTCTTGGCGTTTCGTGAAATGGTCGAGGCCGGCGAATGCCTGATCCACTTTGTGACGGTGCCGCTGAAGTATCGCGGCATCTATCGACCCGTGCCGTTGGCGTTGGAACTGATCGAAGCGGACCGACTGGCCAAAGATTACGACACTTACGCAATCAATCGAAACGGTGCTGATGGTCAGAATCGAATTGTACGCGGCGTCGAAATGGACGAAACGGGCAGACCGATCGCCTATTGGATTTATAAAGACAACCCTACCGCACCATGGGCCGACTTGCGGAAACCTGAACGAGTAGATGCCAGTAAAATTCAGCACCTATTTCGTAAAGACCGGATTGGCCAATCGCGCGGCGTCACATGGTTTGCACCAATCGCCGGCAAGGTTCGCGATTTAGGCGTCTATATCGAAAACGAAATACAAGCATCCGCTGTTGCGTCTTGTTTCGTGGCGGCTATCAAAACAGAACAGCCAATCGACCTAGGCAACCCGCCTACTGTTGACGGTGTAGCGGGCGATACGACGGACGCAAACGGCAACCGTTACGGGTTTCTGGAATCCGGTTTGATGCTGAATTTGAAGCCGGGCGAATCGTTGGAATCAGCGAATCCAGGGCGTCCCAATTCAGCCGCCGGCCCGTGGATAGATTTAATGCTACGCGGTTTCGCCGCCGGCACGGGGACCAGTTATGAATCGGTTTCCAAAGACTTTTCAAATACCAGTTATTCAAGTTCCAGAACCAGCAAGTTAGAAAACCGACCACGTTATCGACGTTGGCAAAATTACTGGATGGCTCATTTCAACCAGACGATTTGGGACCGGTTCACTGACGCCGCTGCTATCGCGGGGCGTGCTGAATTTCCGACTGCATCTGAGTTGCTGGAAGATCGCCGGGCAGCCGCACCCGTTGAATTCATGCCGCCGGTTTGGGAATGGGTCGACGTAAGCGCCGAGCAAGCATCCAGCGAGGCATCTATCAACGCATTTCAAACGACCTACGCCGACGAACTGGGCGGGCGTGGTCGGTCATGGCGTCGGACGTTTTACCAACGTGCCAAAGAAGAAGCGTTGAAAGCAAAACTTGGTTTGCTTAGTCCGGCTGATGCGATGGCACAACAAGCCGCCGGCACTGGAAACCAGGCTGACGCAATGGCCGAGCAGGCAAAGGCTCAGGCGGGTCAGATTACGGGCGACGATCCAACGGCAGCAACAGGTGAACTTGCCGGACTATCAACCATGCAATTCAATCGTAATCGCAAGGCCATTGGCAAAGTGCTGGACGAATTAGCGGCGGGCGAAATCAGTGAAGCAAAGGCCAGAGTGTTCCTGTCCGGTATCGGCATGGCTCAGGAGTCGATTGACATTTTGATCCAAGATGCGTTGGACGGAAGCGTTGACGAACTACCAGCCGCGACCGACGAACCAAAACCAGCCGAACGCAAACGAGACAAAAACGGCGTGAGGATTTTTGACTAATGGTTAAACGCAGACAAGTTAAGTCGTTCAAATCGGACACGATCCCAGCATCAAAAATGATTATGCGGATGGTGATGGTTCGTGCGGAAACCGCCAACGACGAAGCGAAGTCCATCGAGGTTGTGGTAGCGTCGGAGAATCCAGTCGAACGATACGACGAAGAACGTGGTGAAGTGATTCGAGAAATCCTCTCAATGGATGGGCTGAAACTTCGCGGCGGTAAAGACAAATTGCCTATCGTTGATTCGCACGATAGGTCCACGATTCGCAACGTGCTGGGCAGTGTGCAAAACCTGCGGATTGAGGGCACGGAATTAGTGGGCGATGCAAAGTTCGCACGCAATGCAGATTCTCAGGACGCCTATTGGAAACTAAAAGACGGGCACGTTGACGACTTTTCAATCACTGCCACGCCCAACGAAATAGAAAATATCCAACGCGGTGAAACCCGAATTTTTCGAGAAGTCGAATTGAACGGGCCTGTTGATATTGTGACCGATTGGATGCCCACCGATGCCTCGTTGGTAGCGGTTGGGGCCGATGAAACTTCGACGAAGCGGGGCGCGTTGCTCCGCTCTTACTCAGACTTAAAAAGGATCAAGAGAATGACCGACGAACAAAGGGCCGCACTAGTCGGTCGAGGAATGCCAGCCGAAGTTGAAACAACCGATGGCGCATTGGAATGGATGATTCAAAACATGGACACACCCGAAGAGGAAGTCGTGAAGGCTGACCCCGTGGTTCCTGAAGAGGAAGTCGTTAAAGCGGACCCAGTGGTTCCCGAAGAGGAAATCGAAAAAGCGGACGAAGAAACTCCCGCCGAAGATATTGAAAAAGCAGTCGGTCGTGCGTTGCAAAACGATCACAAACGACAAAAGGAAATCCGGGCATTGTGCACCAAGGCAGGCATTCAGCGCGAGTTTGCCGACAGCCTATGCAGCCCAGGAATCACACTTAACCAAGCGCGCGAAAAGGTACTCGAAAGAATGATCACAAAACCATTAGGCGCAACCGTGGACCGTGTTGAAGTTACATCAAACGGCGAAGACCGATTGCGTGAAGCAATGCGAGACGGACTGTTACAGCGGGCCTACACGCAAACCGGCAAGCGCGGCAATCCATTTGCCACACAGTACGAGCCGAACCGCAAACCAGTCGACGGCCATTTGGACTTTTCGCGAATGAGTCTCAGCCGAATGGCGACTGAGATTGTGCAACGAGGTGGCGTCAATACTGGACGCATGACAGCGAAAGATATTGCGTTAGTGGCAATGGGCCACTCGCCGACAATTTCGCGGATGCGGCATAGCGGCATCATGCGGGCGACCGACGCCGGGCACACAACCGGCACGTTCACGAATCTGCTTTTGGATGCGATGAACAAAAGTCTGGTTGACGGTTACGAAGAGGCAACCTTTACATGGGACATGTGGGCGCGACAAGGTAACAGCACGGCTGACCTGAAAGCGATTCATCGAATTCGTTACAGCGAGTTCCCGGATTTGCAGGATATTCCGGAAGGCAAGTTGTACCCCGAAGGAAAAACCAGTGACGCGAAAGAATCTTACACGCCACAGAAAAAGGGCCGTGTCCTGACGATCACTTGGGAAACCATTGTTAACGACGACATGGACGCAATCAGCCGGGTGCCAGCCATGCAAGGAACGGCAGCACGGCGTAAACAAAATAAATCAGTTTACGCAGAATTGACCGACAACGCAGCACTGTCAGACGGCGTGGCCTTGTTCCACTCGACGCACGCCAACTTGGCTGGATCGGGTGCCGTGATCAGCGAAGCGACATTGAATGCAGCCTACGCAGCCATGATGGTTCAAACGAATCTAGGCGGCGAAATCATTGGCGTTGTTCCGCGTTACTTGATTGTGCCAGCTGCAATTTCGGCGACGGCACTACAGACCACGGTATCAGTCACACCGCCAACGGTTGGCGGCTCGACACCAGGTACAAGTGGAACGATCAACCTGTACGGGCCAAGTGGCAGCCGACAACTTGAAGTGATTGTCGAGCCGCAACTTGACGCTAACTCAACAACGGCGTGGTATTTGGCGGCTGAGAAGAGCCAGATTGATACCGTTGAACTAACGTTCCTTGAAGGGGAGGAATCCCCTGTACTTGAATCCGAATGGGATTTCGATTCGGACGTTTACAAATACAAGATCCGGCAGACCTACGGAACCAAAGCGTTGGACCACCGAGGATTGTACAAAAACCCAGGCGCGTAAGACCGTCAAAAACTGCGTACCCGTGAGGGCGTTAAACCAATAAGTTTTATTTAGAGAGATTTTACGATGGCTGGAATTCAAGATTTTCTATGTTTCGAGGATGACTTTCTCGGACCACAAACACTGACCGCCACACCTGCCGGTAATGATCCCTGGGACATTGCTGACACGTCAAGCGCTGGCACGCCGACCTACACAATCGGCGGAATCAACGGCGAAGCAACGTTGGCATTTGATTCACAGGCAGAGGTTCAAAACGTCTGTTTGTTTCAATCAGATGTACTCAATTTTGACATTGATCTAATTGACCATATTGAAATGCGGGTCAAGACGGTGGCGGCATTGGATACAGCAACAACGCTGGCATTTGGTTTGCAATCAGCACGCAACGACGACACCGACGCGACAGCGGCCAACGCTCAATTCAAGTTGGTTGGCAGTAACTCCGTGGTTGTCGAAACCGATGACGCGGTTGCTGATAACGATGACGTTGCAACCGGCAAGACGCTGGTGGCTGTTTACAAAAAATTCGTGATCAGTTTCGCGACTGGCACGGCTGACGTGAGATTTTACATTGATGGTGATCGCGTTGCCGCTGGCACTACGTTCTCGATGGCTGGCTACACCGCCGGACTTCAACCGTTTG